ACAAATTTAGGAATGATTGGAACGGGAGTCCAATCTAAATTCAAATAAGACAAGTCTCCATCAATTGCCAATTCATTTTTATATTTAGCAATTGACTGTTCTCCACGTGCATATAGTCTTACTCTACGAAAGTCTCTCCACTGACTATAGTATCTACAAGAACTTCCGTCTTTACGAAACCACTCATATTGTATGCTCTGCCCAATTTGTAATCCAAATTCTTGTGACGCTTTTTCTGCATCAGTTACTAACTGACTTGGAAAAGATGTTGCGTTTATTGATACTGTTATATTTTTCATCTCATCAATTGACTTGTTGTTCCATCATTTGTATACTTGGCGAAGTTAATAATTAATTTCGACTCTTTTTTCTCAGGCATATACATATGTTTCTGATTTGCCATTATGCATAGTCCTGAACTAATAGATGCATCGAACCTTGTCCTGTCATTAATATCAAATCTTGCCCAATCTTCTAGTGTCCTTGTAAATGGCATTGTACCCATTTGCTCCGGATCTCTATACTTTGCTTCTAAGTCCATTCCTACAAACTTCTCTATATATGACTCAATAGCAGATGCGTGTGCTTGCTTAACATCTTCTGATGAGTTAGGGATACCTCCAAGTTCACGTTCTGTCTTTGATAACTTCATTAGTTGCTTGTCAGGTCTGTTTAAACTAAACCCCCTGTAGCCTCTATTTTTAATGTGATATAAAAGTCTTGGCTTATTATTTTCTACTAAGATAGGCATTCCGTAGAACACACAAGCCATTAATACTTCTTCAAAAAAGATCTCTGCTGTCTGTGGACGAGCAATATATTCTAAAAAAAACTCATTTGCAGGAGCATCGTCCATATGGAACTTGGTCATTCCGTGTAGTGCTCCATTAGACCCACGTCCTCCAACTACTGCTGATATATCATAGGAGTCACAACCAAATGACCCAATATGCTCGTTGCCCGGATACTTAATCCCGTTTCTTATGTGGACATTGTTTTGCATATGCTTTGGTGGAGACCAACTTATATTAAATCTACCACGCTGTTCAGGAGTCCATATAACCTGCGTGTCCTTTATACCATCCTTCCAATAGAAAGACCCACGTGTCATATAGTGATCCTTTATCATTGAGTCATTGTAGTCAATCTGTTGGTAAATCTTAGTAAGGTTAAACAAGGCTTGTTTGCTCTCGTCCCTAAATGCGTGAGACTCAGTTCTAGGAAACTGACGATAAAACTCATTTAATGCATCTGCATCGCTTTTTAAGGACTCAACCTCCGCTTCCCAATAATCTACTGCCCCATTCTTGATAAGATTGCCATCTACCCCTAGAATCGGCTCTATTGGCTTCTTAAACACCGGCATCCCGTATCTATCTATAAATCCCTCCATATTCCACTCCATTGGGATGAATAGTGCATATAGTCCACTTTTAGTCTGACCATTGGCATTACGGGTACTTATACGTGAGTCCTCATAAATATCTTTAAAGTTTTGTCCACCTTTAGATAATGCATTTGAGGTTGAACCCATCATACACTTGCCTATAATCTTGCTGCCTAAACGTAAACAGGTTTTAGTTACACGCCAATTTTCTTTGATATTTACAGGCTTGGTCCATTTTCCAGATTCGTCTGAAGCTAAAAATAATAACTTCTCTCCATCATATGAGTTGTCTTCTGTATTCTTCCAATCTATTGACGTATCTAAACCTTCAACATCATTATCATTGGCATCATACATATTCTTTTTAGTAATCTTTGATGCAGGAATGCGGTACGCTAACTCAGCTTTTGGTTTATCCATACCATCCATAATAGGCTTAAAAAAGAAAGGTAGTCTACTATTAATAGGAACAACCTTATCTGTAAACATCTTCTTAGCATCTGCTCCTGTCTTTGATAATATGCCTATACGAGCATTACGTGCAAGTGTTCCTATATTGACACACTCAGAAGAAGACATAAAAGAGAATCCTGAACGTCTAATCTTTAAATACACCATACCAAATGATCGTGGGTCAGCACGACAACCCTCCCAAAATATCCAAAATATTCTATTGGCTTCACGGAAGTCAGGGTAACCCACATCAATACTTGCCCACTGCAGGTACATATAATGCGAACCTGTTATGTATGTTGGCATTCCATTGTTCATAAACCAAAAGCCTTGTTCCCTATAGTCAAACTCTTGCTCGATATAATCTACCCAAAGGTCTTTAAATTGCTTTGGTTTCTCATTCCATTGGAATATTGATTGAATCTTTGTTAATTCTTTTGGAGTTTCTTTACGCTCCCAATACTGTTCTTTTTTAGATGCGTTTCTTTGAAAACACTTGTCAGGCATTGGAGGCAAGGCTACTTGTAGTCCTGCTATATCTAATATTTGTCCTATCTGTCCTGTCTTTGAGATGACAATTACATTGTATTGGTCATTATACCCATACAACCACGACCTTACCCTATTTTTATTAGTGATAACGGCTGTAGGTATACAATCTTCAAGTAACCTATATAGATTATTGTTTTGACCTTCTTTCTGCAAATCCTTGTTTTGTATCTGTTTTACTTACTCCATTGCGTATTGAGTCAATGTTTTCTCTTTCTAATTCTATCCTGTTTAGTATCTCAAATGCATCAAATATGGCTAGTTTCTTAGTCATTGCTGCATTCTTTAGTTTATCGGCAGCTAGTTCATCCTCAGAATTTGTCTTTATAATATCTTCCTCTGCAACCTTTATTAGTTGCTCTACCGCCTTGTGACCTGCCTCTATAATCTTTAACTTTATTTCCTTTGAGTCTCTTGTCATAACTGTTTTAAAAATATTATTTGAACTAACCTTGCAGACTCCCCTTCACCAAAGTTCTCTAAAATGTTTCGTGAGTGTGGAGCATCAGCATTAAACGCTATCATACGATTAAACTTGGAGTACATTGTAACCAATGGCTTATTGTCTTTATCGTAGATAGTTGTACCATTATCTTCAGGTTCAACATCATTTAAGTATAATAAACACGTAATATCCCCCATCATCTCATCTGTATGAATGAAGTTTGGTTCTAGTTGGTTCAATGGAGACTTTCGTATAAAGTTAAGTTTTACACTATAACCATCGAATAGGTTGGTAACGTACTTGGCGAACTCATCGTAACGGTCTCTTGACTGAATGTTCCGGAATGTGTTACTGCCGTCTTCCACGTCTTGAAACTCGTGAGTGTGTATATCAGATACATAGGCTTTTGGGTCTTTAATGACGTTGTCAAATGTGATTAGATTCATAATTTAATTGTTATTTGGTGGTCATACATTCTATATAACTTTTCCTCGTCAACTGTAAACTCATACTCGCTGTCAGGAGAAAAACATACCATATCTCCCTTATTTATTCCTCTCTCAATTAGGTACTCGTTTGGGTACTTCATTACTCCCATCAAGGGTTCCTCTGAGAATGGCTTCTTAATATAACTCTCAGTTGTAGCAATAGGCTTGACAAAGCAGTACCGATCATAAGCATTCCACTTATTATCTTGCTTGTACATAAAGAATTGGTCAGGTTCAATAAAGAATATGTCATCCCTAAAGAAACTTTTACCACTCTTCTGCCTACCTCTTACGTCATTATAAAACTTAAAAGCATTGTGGTGTACAAGTAGTGTGTCACCTGTTTCAATGGGTCCCTTGTACCCTAATGGAAGCTCAACAACTTCAGCAAACCTATTAGAAAACTTGTGATCTTCTTCAGATGTACTTACAATAAAGTCAATTCCTGCTATACTTTTTGTATTGTCGTATCGTTTTCCATTCAGTGGTCTTACTATGAAGTAGAACGGAGATTTCATTATATATTTATATTATATTCGATTGAAATAGGTATAGTAGAGGTAAACTCTTTCCAAAGGACAACTTCTGCCTTTTCGTTGATAATAAAAATTTGAACAGATTGCTTGTCAGAGTTGACTCTAATTAAATGGATTTCGTGAGAATCTCCAAGTATTTTCTGTCCTACAAGGTAGTGCATAGCACCCCCCTTGTAGTCAGGACCTATAGAGATTTTACGTATATCCATTAGTCTGTGTCTTTTACTAGGTAATCGTATAGGAACACAATAGTCTGATTGTCTAGTCCTCTTGTATATATTACAAAATCTTCTGCATCAATAGCATTAAAACCTTCTACTTCGTATTCAGTATTGGTCAACTCGTTTAATGCAGCAACAATTTTTGCTTGTAGTTCAGGCTCTTTGTTTGTCCAATCGTAGTATCCAATTCCATCTTTATCGGACTGTTCTACTTCAAAAATCTTGAATAGTTCAGTCTGTTCTTCTTGAAACTTTTTGGTAATAGTCTCAATCTTACGCATTAACCTAATCCCTGAAAGGGTAGTAGATGGATTCTTTAGATCTTTATCATTCTTACATTTGCTAATGAGATTAGCCACTGAATTTAGTTCTGTTACTTTGTACTTTTTTGTCATTTGATTAGATTTTAATATTAGTATGCTTGTGCATACTAATGTAAAAGTAATGAATATAATTTAAACTACTATATAGTTTCTTCAACAATTGGTGTTGGTTCAGGTGTAGGTTCAGGAGGAACAGGTGGTATATAATCTCCTGTTATGGTTAAATTTAGTTCTATAGCTCCAAATTCCCACGCATACTCATCGTCATTACCCCATCCTGCATAAGCTTCTCCGCTCATTGTAAGATTACCTTGACTTACTTGTGCAAGACTGTCATCTAATAATGAATAGTAGAATGATGCTGATGAGCCTAGAGTTCCACCTATTACATATAGGTTGAAAATTGTTGCGTTCACTGATTTTCCATTTACCCAAGTTTGGATTGCTGTTATTGTCTTCATTTTATATATATTTTAAGTTTGTTTTATTAGTGTGATTAAAATTTGGATTCAACATATTACAAAGTGTTTTATGTTTATATCCTAACTCAATTGCTGCTTCTTTAGCGTTTTTATAAATTTTTCCTGTTTTATTGCAAACTACATTTTTACCAAAATAATATGGTTTACATAATCCTGTTTTCCAAGCGTGCTGAATATTTTCTTTAGCAGTTACCCATTGTAAATTTTCAATTTTATAGTTATGTTTATCTCCGTCAATATGATTTACAAATGGCTTGTTTTCAACATTTGATATAAAATACTCTGCTATTAATCTATGAATTAAATATGTTCTTGGTTTATTATTAAAATACAAATCAACACTTATATATTGTTTTATTGAATGTTTTAAGAATTTATTAGTTTTAAAACTATAAACTTTACCATCTTCATATATTTCATATTCACCAAATATAACAGTTTTCATTTTTATTTGTTTATTTGTGATTGTAATTCTTTTATTTGTGCTGAAAGTTCTTGTACTGCTTTAACTAATGCTGCTACTATGGGCATTTCTGTTAATCCAATAAATTTATCTTCTCCTTCTCCACTTTCTGAATATGCTTGTGGTATAAATTCTTTAACTTCTTGCGCAATAAATCCTAAATGTTTATCTGAAGTTTTATCTTCTGATTTCATTCTGTATAATGTAGGCTTTAACCCTAAAACCTCATTTAACCCTATGTTTGATAATTCAAAATCTTTCTTTTTAGAACTATCTGATAAAGGTGTATAAACTCCTGTTGTCATATTGATAGTGGCAACATTGGCAACTCCATAATTTGTTAATGTATAATTACCTGACCCATTGTTAAAAAATCCATACATTAACCCACTTGAATTATCTTTTGATAACATAATATTAGTTCCTACTGTTCCGTTAGAAACAATATTACCACTAACTACAAATTTTTGTGATATATCAGCACTTCCCACTAATAAATTCCCACTAAACGTAGCAGCACCTGTGGAGGCTATCTTTAAAGCAGGTGTACTAAATGTTGTACCTCCATTAGTTGTAGATGGTGTTATTTCAAAACTTTGGTCTACATTATATTGCGCCCCCAATAACCAACTTACTTTAGTTGCAGAAGTTAATAATTGAATACCATTATTTCCGCTTGTAGTTTGAACAGTTAATGGAATACTGCTTGCAGTTTGAAACCTTCCTGTCCCATTAACATCTAATTTATATCCTGCATCTGTAGTAGTGTTTATTAATACATTACCACCTTGTGTAACAGTTAAAACATTTTTAGGAGTACCCCCATTATATGTATCTAGTGCAAAATTATTACCTGTTGTTGTTGTTCTTAATCCCCAATAACCACTATAACCTGTATAATTATATGTAGCATTATTTGCTGCAGATGTACCTACTGAAGCTACATCTGAAGTTATATTAGATATAAAATTTGCATTTGATTGTACACTACTACTAAATGTAGCAGCACCTGTGTTAGCTATGGTAAGTCTAACTAAATTATTTGAATTGCCCCCTGCTGATACTGTTGTAGGACCTGTTTTTAATGC